GAGCGCGCCGCAGGTATTCGATGTGGAACCTGTGCGCCGATTACCAGCGCTATTTCGACCGGCTCATGACCCGCTGGGGTGCGGGTTGGAATTCCCTCGACTGAAAAGGAGCGCGGGTTCTTTCCGGAGCAGTTTCATCACCGTCGGCGAATGGTCGTCGCGGTTCTCCGAGGGCCCGGTGCAGACCGGCTCATACGGGTCGTCGAACCGGAAAAGTTTTCGGCACGCTGGGCACTCGTAAATATACACGCCGCGCGTCACGAGGTGTGAGCCCGGGACGACGCGGGTGTAGGTGAGGAGGGGTCGCTTAGGCGAACTCATAGCCCCACGCGCCGAAGTTCGGGACGTTGGTCGCGATGGAGTCGGCCTTTGCCTGGAGGATGCCCGCGCTCGGGATGACCCACCAGCCGTTGCCCACGAGGGGCACACCGGGCGTGATGACTTGGTTCTCTACAAGCACCGTGCCTTCGCCTCCCGCCTCCCGCGAGAGAAAAGCGTTGTGCGTTGTGGTCAGGACGTTGAACATGTAGGTCCGCATGATTCCTGTGACTGCGGTTGCCGTGTAAACTGTCGCGTAAGACGCCGTGAGGGCAGTCGGGACGCGAAGTTCTTTTGGTGTATAGGTTGCCATGATTTTTAGAAGGTCGTGATGACCGTGATTTTGCCGCCGCCACCGGTTCCGCCGGTGCCAGCCGCTCCGCTTGATGCAGCGCCACCGCCGCCTCCCCCGCCGCCGGGAAAGCCGCCGTTGCCGCCGTTTGCTCCTGTGCCAGCGCCCGAGCCTGCGCCCCCGCCGCCCCCGCCGCCACCGCAAAGTTTTCCTGTGCCGCCAGACGCCCCATTCGTGCCGGTGCCGCCGGGCGCGGTGCCGCCAGACGCCCCGCCGCCGGTTGTGTAGGCATTGCAGATTCCGCCGGTGCCGCCCGTGACCGCGGCTGCGCCGGTGTTTACCGGACCGCCGCAACCTCCCGCGCCGCCGCCATACATGGAGCTGCCGCCGTTAATTGCCGCCGCGCCAGACGTTGAGCCCGCTCCGCCCGCGCCACCGTATTCGGCATTGCCGCCGCCACCGCCAGACGAACCGCCACCTGCGCCCTGGCCTGCGATGGTGAGGGCTAAAGCACCCGAGCCGGGAAGACCGCCCGAGGAGCCTGCACCCGTGCCCAGTGCGCCAGCGCCAGCAGAACCGCCGCCTCCGCCGCCTCCGCCACCCGCGCCGGTGCCGCCACTCATTCCACCGCCGCCACCGCCCGCGAGAACAAACGTCCCGAAGGTCGAGTTGGTGCCGTTGGTCGCGCTGGTGCCAGCCGTTTGGCTGCCGCCTGCGCCACCGGATGCGCCGGTGCCGACTGTGATTGCGACGCCGCCGGTTGGTAGGTCCGCCGCGTTAAAATACTTTTCCACTCGCGCACCGCCTCCGCCCCCGCCGCCCCCGGCCCTTTTTCCGGTCGCGCCGCTGAGTGATGCTCCGCCGCCACCTCCACCTCCCTCGCCGACAGCAACCACCCACACCGCTTTTGCGCCGCTCGGCATGGTCCACGTTCCGTTGCCCGTGAAAGTCTGAACGTCGGTCGTGGTTCCACTGGCTCCCGTTGGGCCGGTTGGCCCCGTCGGTCCCGTGGGGCCCGTCGGTCCCGTCGCTCCGGTCGCGCCCTTGTCGCCCGTTCGGCTGAAGTTAATCAGACATACCTCGTCGTTGCTCGGCAAGGCACCGCCGAAATACGTAACACCAATTTTTCGGTAGCCGATTGCGGAGGTTACGCTGTTGATTTGCCAGACGTTGACCGTGATATCCGAGTTCCCGTCGCTTTTGATTTCCAGGAAACCCTTCACCGTGCTGGTGCTGTCGTCCCAGGAATCGAGATACGTCGTCCAATCGTTTCCGTAGGTATCCGAGGTGCTGATGAAAATCTGAACTGCTGAACCGATGGTTGCGTTGTCGTAACGGAAGTGACCGCTAGTCGGGTCGGAATCCGTGGTCGTGGTGCTGAAAATATACTTGAGCCCGCCCTTGTCGCCCTGTGCGCCGGTTGCACCCGTGGGACCGGTTGCGCCGGTTGCGCCCGTGGGACCGGTTGCGCCCGTGGGACCCGTGGCACCCGTCGCTCCGCTCGCGCCTGGGGAACCGTCAAGCCCGTCCACGCCGGGGTCGCCCGAAGGACCGGTCGGCCCCGTTGGGCCAGTCACACCGCTCGCACCAGTTGGCCCCGTTGGTCCGGTTGGGCCTGTGGCACCTGTTGCTCCCGTGGCACCCGTCGCTCCAGTTGGACCCGTGGGCCCCGTTGCGCCTGTTGGACCCGTGGGTCCCGTCGCACCCGGAGACCCGTCGAGCCCGTCCTGTCCAGGGTCGCCCGTTGGACCCGTTGGGCCGGTCGGACCCGTCGCGCCGCTGGCACCCGTGCCGCCCGTCGGACCGGTCGGGCCTGTCGGGCCGGTTGGACCCGTGGGGCCGCTCGCGCCTGTTGGGCCACTCGCTCCGGTCGGGCCTGTCGCGCCAGTGGGACCCGTCGGGCCGGTTGGCCCAGAGGGACCCGCCGCCCCCATCGCGCCGTCGAGGCCGTCGATGCCTGGAGTGCCCGCGCCCGTGGCACCCGTCGGACCCGTCGGGCCAGTTGGACCCGTTGGCCCCGTCGCGCCGACGCTTCGCACGTTGCCGCTCGAGTCGTAGGTCGCGCAAAAAGTGAACGTCTCTTCGACGGCGAGAACCACGCGTTGCAACACGCGCAAGTTGGCCCCGTCAACGAACGTGAAAAGCAACGTGACGGGCGCGCTGTCGCTGTTGAAGACCGTGACCTCTTTTACGATGCGTCGCGTAGCAGCCGCAGGAGAAGAGACGACAACGACGGGTGTCGCGCCGTTCAGAGTTCCGTCGAGCGACCCCTCGGTAAAAGCTGAGCCCGTGTCATCGGACCAGTGCGAGGTCCAGTCGGGGTTTGTGGATGCCGCGGCCCCGGTCATTTCGACCGTGACCGATTTGTTTACTGTGTCAAGAATTAGTAGGTTCATCAGCCGCAACAGTTAGAAAAAAACCACGCCGCCGCCAAGGTGGAGGACGAGACGCTTGAGCCGGACGGACCCGTGGGGCCCGTGGGGCCAGTCGGACCCGAGGAGCCCGCCGCGCCCGTTGCCCCGGCCGCACCAGTCGGACCCGTGGGCCCAGTGGGACCGGTCGTTCCGTTTCCGGATGCGACCGTGGCCTCGAGCTGAAAATCTGCGAAGAGGCCGGAGCCCGAAACCGTGTCGGCGTTCAGAGTGAGAGCGCCCGTGGTCAGTGAGACCAGCGGACCCTCGACAAAAAGCGTGGGGCGACCAGAGACAGTCGCGCGGACCCGCGTGCCGGGCACAAGCGTGAAGTCGGTGATTCGCAGGCGCAGGATAAAAGTTTTTGCTCCCGTGCTGAGCGTGACCGCGGTCGGGCTTGAGTTGAGAAACTTCGACGCCATCAGACGGGGCGCTTGAGAATCGAGTTGAGGATGTTTCCGGCACCCGGGGCGGGGCCACCGGTTGGACCCATCGGCGTGAGATTCTTGACGCGGCTCTGCGCGAGTTTATTCTGCACGCTGGGCGCGGGCTGGCTCATGGGCGGCGGCGTTGCGGGCGGGAGCTGGGCCCCCGCGATAGGAGCGGACGCACCTGCGCCGCCGGGGACGTTCCCGGCACTCGTGGCGGGAGAGTTGGTTGGCACGGAGTCGAAGGGCGGCGCGACTTCCAAAAGTCTGCCCTGCTGGTCGGCCTCTTGCAGGTCGCCGGGGTGCATCGCCTGCGTGTTGAAAAGCACGTCGGTTTTCTTGTCGATGGAATGGTAAATCCCGAAGCCAGCGGCGACGAGAGGCTGCGCGTGTTTCACGACGGCGAGGACGGCCGGGTCCTTCGACTTGTCGGGCGCAGAAACCGCCGCCGGGTTGCCCTTGGCGACCTGAAAAATCAGCGGGTTGTCGAGTAGCTCGGACGGCAGCGTCTCGAGCAGCGCCGCGGGATGCATTTCGAGGCGCGGTTCTCCGGCGGAAGGCTCGGTGGGTTCTGTGGGTGGCTCGGCTGGCGCGGCTGCGTCTGGCGTCCCGGGCGGGAGCGGCGCGGCTCCGGCGGCTTGCACGTCGGCGGTCGTGAGAGAGAGTGGTGCGGCTGGCATAACAGGTTAAGAGGTGCGGCGTTTGGGTTCGGCGTCAACGTCCGGTGTGATGTCTTCGAGTTCCCCGTCCTCGTCTCGCGCGGGCATGAACCGTTGCGAGCCGTTGACGAGCACCGTCATGTCTTCCGTGGTGAGCCCGAGGTCCTCGAGCGTGATGTCTTTGTGTGGGGTGGTCATTTTTTCTCCTGAACGTCGCTCGCCTCGATGGTCTTGGCTTTCTTGGCGGCTTTCGGCTTTACGTCCTCGGGCGTGATAGTGAATTGGCCTTCGGGACTTTTGGTCGTCCGGTCCAACAGAGTGTTGTAGTCGGACTTCGCTTTCCCGGCGGCAGCGGTCCACCCCCTCTTTTCCCAGCGGTCCTTTTCGGCAAACCAGATGATGGCCTGCAAGGCGTCGGCCTTGATGCCTAGCTTGTCCGCGGCGTTCTGAAAAACGTCCTGGCCGAAGTAAAACTCTGGGTCGGCGACGCCCGTTTCGTTGGACGGCTGAATTCGCCAGGGCTTTCCGGACCCCTCGTTCGCGAGGCGGTGCAGCGTTCGCATGGCCCACACGTCGATGGTTGCCTTGAAGGTTGTCCCCGCAAGGTTGCCCGTGAAGTTCGGCGTCTTCGGGCCCTCCACGCCCTCGAGCCAGGAGCGGTCCAGCACCTTCATCACGGCGCGCGAGTTCATGCCGAACTTTTTGCCGTTGGCCTTGGTGGGAATAAGATTGTTCTTTTTCTGCCACCAGCTCATGAAGGATTTCTTGTCCGCTTTCGCACCCTTCTTGCCCGTCTCGGCCGTGAACTCCGCGAGGTCGCCGTCCGCGAATTTCTTCTGGCCTTCCCGATACTTGGCGAGCATCCCGTCGTAATCCCCACGCTTGAAACGGTTGTAGGCCTCGAGCGCGTCCTTGAAGTTCGGGCCCACGCCCTGCTGCGGCGAGGTTGCGCCCAACAGCTCGGCGAAAAACTTTGAGTCGTCTCCGAAAAAGTGGCCGACCTTCTCGCGGAAGCGGGAATACCAGAACTCACCCTCGGCGATTGCCGGGTCTTTCTTGGCCTCGTGATACTCGTGTTCCAGCTTGTCTGCGAGCGCCTGCTCGAATTCTTTCTTGCCCCCGGACTTCTCGGCGAGGTCCGACTTGAGAAGGTTGTAGGGCCGGGAAACGGGCAGCGGCTCGCCGTCCCACTCGGCCAGATAGTTCCCGTTCTTGTCCTTCCGGAACTCGAGAGGGTGCGCCTCGGGAAAGTTTTTGCTCTTCGCGATTTTGTTCTCGACGAAGGCATTGTATTCCGGCGTGCCAGGAATTTTCTTCTGCGTGACGTGCTCGCCCGTGCGCGCCTGGGCGATGCGTTCCTCGGGAACTTCCCCGCCGCCCTTCTCAGGCGCGGCGCTGAAAGAATAGTCCGCCTTGTTTCCGAACTTCGCGTCTTTCACAAACACGCTGTTGCCGACGCTCACGGCCTGCGAACCGGACACCACGGGTTCCTCGGTGCCCTTCTCGTAAAAGTAGGAGTGCTTGGTCGGGTTGTAGCCCGCCTCGGTCCACTCGGGCCCGCTCGGAATCTCGCGGCTAGGGTTGTATTCGCCTTCGACCGTCGCGATGGGAAACTTGGCCGCGCCCGCCCGGATTTTTTCCGCGCCCTTTTCGTTCGAGAAAAAGGTCGGGTTGTCCACGGTCGCGATGCTGTCGTAGCCGATGCGTTTGCCGACGTTTCCGCCCTTGGCTTTTTCGTGGACCGTGATGACATACGTCCCGCTCCGCGTGTAAGCCGGGATGTCGATGCGAAGACCGACGGGCGTGCCGGGCTTCAAATCGCGCGCGGCTCCAACGAGCGGTTTCTTGTCCTCGCTGAGCGCCGTCGTGATTTCTTTGTCGGTCGGAACGCGGCTCGGGGAAAACCGCATGTCCGTGCTCGTCTTCCGGAACGTGCCCACGTTGCCCGTCGCCGATTTGATTTGCTCTGGCTTGAAGGCGATGTAGTGGACGGTGTCTGGCTGCAACTGCATGCCCTTGAACTTGTCGCTCACCGTCTCGTCGATGATGCCGTCGAAGCCCGCGGCCTCAAGTGCTTCGCGGACCATCTGCGAGCGAACCAGCTTGCCCGTTTCCGGGTCCTCCGCCATGAAGTGTTCGCTATCTCGAATGGTCTTGATTAACTGGCTCGCCGTGATGTGGTCGTAGTCAACGGTGTTCCGGATTTCCTCGAGACCCGCGTAGATGTCCGAGTCATATTGGATGCCCTGTTCTTCGAGGCTCTTCAAAAACTTGTCCAGCGTGCCCGTGCCGCGAAAGTTTGTCGTGAGCCGGGTCTCCTCGACACCGCTGACCCTCATTCCGACGCGGAAAGGTTTCTTGATGGCGAGGTAGGCGGGAATCACCGCGCCCTCGTGCTGGCCCGCCACTTGTTTCTTGGCCTGCACCAGAGCTTCGTCCCGGGAAATGTCTTCGTGGTCCTGCTGGATGCGGTCGGCGGTCTCTTCGATTCGCTGCGTGAGGTCCGGGCCCTCTCCCGCGTAGTTCCGGCCCACGTCCTCGGCGCTGCTCGTGAAGTAGTAGCCCTTGCCAAAATCGTTGTCGAGGTTGCCGCGGTCCGGCTTGAACTCCGTGAACTCGTGCGTCGTGCCGTGATAAACGACGAGCGGGTCGCTCGGCTTGTAGGGGTCCACGACCTCGGACTTGCCGAACCACTTCTTGAAGTAAGGCGACTCCGTGCCCTGCTCGACCCACGCCTTGCGGGCTTTTTCTTGCGAGGCTTTGCTCGGCTCCGCGCCTGCGAGGGCAGGAGAAAAGGAGTCCTGCACCTTCTGCTCGGGGTTGATGCCCGGGGCATACGTTTTCTCCGTGCTGACGTGATGCGCTCCCTCGGGGATGTTCGCCTTCGCCGTGGCCTCCTCGGGTGACGTGGCCTGCACCTTCTGCTTGATGACCGTCTTGCCTTCCTTGCGCGGTTTCCAGATGACGTCGTAAGGCCGGGTCTCGCCCTCGGAGTTGACCGGGGTGGCAGCCTCTTCTTTACGACGCACAGAAAAACGGTCTTCCGGCCGAATGCGGTTCACGACGTCGATGCCCGGGACGTAGGTGCTCGCGCCTTTCTTGATGTCCGCCGCAGTGAGCAGGGCATCCGGGACGGAGAGGGGCTCGCCGCCGCCTTCCAGTTTTTCAAACCGGCCACCGAAAATTTTATTGCGGATTGCGATGGGCTCCGGGGCCACGACCATGCCCTCAACGTGCTCGATGCCGTCCTTCTGGAGCTGCGCGAACATCTCTCGATAGAGGGCCTCGCCCAAACCTTTTCCGCGGAATTTCTTTTCCACGTTGGTCATTGCAACGTCGGCCACGTTTGGTCGGGTTTCGGAAGTGGTCGCGTTGAGATAGCCGACGGACTCGCCGTCCTTCTTGACCACGACGGTCCGGTCGCCCTTGTCCCCGATGAACTTGAAATCGAAGCCCTGCTTTTCCAGCTCCTGGCCCTTCGCGGTCGCGGGAGAAAAGCTCTGTCCCTCCGCCAGGAACGGAGGCTTCGCGCCCTCGAACTCCGGGCTCCGCTTGATGCCAACCTTCGCGCTCGCGATGCCCTGAGCGGCCTCCCATGCTTCGCGGAAAAACTGGCCCTTCATGATGCTCGCCATTGCGCCGTCCATGTCGCCGTCCGCCATCGCGGCCCGGCCTTCGTCGTTCGCTTTCTTGGCGTAGTCGGCGAGCGTGGCGAGGTCAGCCCTGTCGGTCAGCCCGAGACCAAGGCGATACGCCTCCTGCGTCAGGCCGCCCTTGAAATTCTGCGCGGTCTTCGTCCACTCCTCGGGAGGTTGGTCGAGGATTTTCTTCGCGTCGTCCACGGTCTTGACGGAGAAAAAGCCCGCGGCCTCGCCGGGTCCGAGTTTCTTTCCGCCGCGCAAATCTCGCTCGACTTCTTGCTGCGTCTTGCGCCGCTCGATTTCCGTGGGCGCGACACCGGCCTTGCGTTTTTCCTCGAGACGCCGGGCCACCTCGGCCTTGACGTCGTTGACAGAAAAACCTGCGCGCGCGATGTCGGTCGAGCCTCCGCTTCCTGGCACATCCGGTCGTGGGGTGACGGACTCGATGTTTTTCAGGTTGACGTTCTCGGTGACCTCGATGAGGTTCCCGACGGGCGCACCGGCGGCGCGCAGTTCGTTTCGGAGCGGATTAACTTCCGCGATGCTGCGGATTCCCGCCACGCCTTCGATGGGTTTGAAGGTCGCGCGCTGCACGTCGGCTGCGGTGAATCCTGCGGGCGTCGCGGGTTTGCGGCCTTGGGCCTCGGCGAGCAGTTGGCCCTTCACGTTGCCCGGGATTTTGCCTTTCGTCTGGCGCGGCGTCTCCGGGATGTTCAGACCCTGCACGAGGTTCAGAAAATCCGTTTTCTCCGGCGTCAACGTGGCCGCGGGACCGCGCGGGTCCTCGGGCGGCAGGCTCACGCCAATGTCGGTCGCGGGTCGGACCAGCCTTTCTCCGTCGCCGCGAAAACCGCGGTCCTGGTTGCCCCAGTAATCCTTGAGGTCTTGCACGACCTCATGCCACCCGGCCTCGGTGAGTTTCCCGGCCGCATCCACTTCGTAGGGGAGGGCGACTTTCTTGTCTGCCGCCATGTCGGCGGCGTTCTTCACGTTCGCGAGCACCTTGTCGAGGCTGCGCGCGGTGAGCTGTAATCCGGACTTGCCGGTCTCCTGCCAACGGGTGCCGAAAAGCACCTTCTGATGTTGCTCGCGGATGTCGTCGGGCACACCGCCCATTGCCTCGGCGATGTAAGCCTCTTCTTGCTCGGCCCGGCGGGTTCCGCGCGCGACCGGCTTTTCTGGGCTGGGCCCGCCTTCGCGGACGACGCCCTTGTGGACGATTTCGACCCCGTGACCGTTCGCCATCGAGTCGTTGATGGTCTGGACCGCCGGACGCTGTTCGGGCGCTGCTTTGGCGAGCGCCGTGTCGGCGTTGGTGACCTGGGACCGCTCGGCGGCGTAGTCGAGCTGTTCTTTCGGGGTGACCCGGATGTTTGGGGTGAGATTTTCGGCCGGGGCAGCGGGCGCAGGGCCCGGGGGCGGCGTTGCGGGCTTAGGGGCAGGCGCTGCTGGCGGCGGTTCTGAGGGTGACGGAGGCGCAGCGGCCTTCGGGCTCGTCCTGGGGGCTCCTGGCGCGTTTTCCGGGCCCCGCGCAATCGGCTTCGGCGGGCTGAGCGTGCCTTCCTTGACGCGCTGGGCCATGTCGCCCAGAAAATCGCGCGCTACCTTCAGCTCCGAGTGCCCAGGTCGAACGCCAAGCGCGGAGACGCCGGGTCCTGCTGGGAGTGCTTTTCCCGCAAGCGGATAGCCCATTTTATCGAGCGCGCGGCTGGCGAACTCGGTTGCGCGTTTGACGACGCTGGGGCGGACGCCGCTGAGGTCGGTGGCGTTGAGGACGCGCCCAAAGACTTCTGCGGCAGCCTCTTCGAGAATCTGTTTCTTGTCATATTCGACGGTCCATTGGCTCTTTGGTTTTCCGCCGTTCAACGCGGCGTTGTAAGTGTCTGCAATCCAGGTCTGTTCCTCGGGGCTCCAGGTCTTGGAGATGTGCGACTCAAGGGCTTGCGCGGACGCCGGGTCGAGGCTCTTGAAAGCATGGTAAAGCTCGTGGCCCAGACCGTTGGTCTCGCCGTTAAGTAGCACCTGCACAACGGGTTGGCGCGTGCCGTCCGCGTTGATGCGCTCGCCGCGCGTGGTGAAAAAACCTTCAGCGGCGGCTGCTCCCGCGACATTCGGGACGTGGTTCTGGAACGTCTTGTTGTCCAGGGCGTAGATTTCCACCCCGGCGTCCCGGAAAAACTCCCGCGCCCAGTTCACCACGGACTGCTGGCCGGGCGGCAGGCTCTGGACCTGCTCATTGTGGGCAGCGTCAAGTTTTTGGTCGGTGCCGTAGTAGGGCGAGTCTTTGATGGGCCCGCGGTCCACGGCTTCGAAAACTTTCGACGCGAGCTTTTCCTGCGCTGCCTGTCCAGCCGCGTGTGTGCCCAAACCGAGCGCCGCGCCGCCCGCGCGCAGTGCGCCAGCGCCGCCAATCATGCCGAGCAGGCCCTCGCGCTCCTCCGGCGTCGAGCCGATGAACAGCGGGACGGAAAGAGCCGCGCCTTCAGCCGCCCCCTTGGCACCCTCGAGTCCGATTTTCCCGATGGTCGGGGCCGCGCCTTGGACGGCTTCGCCCACCGCGCCGATTCCCTTGCCCGTGTATTTGAGCAGGGTCGGGGCTGCGAGCCCGATGGCCGCGACGGGGTTGTGATAGATGAGCGCGGCCTTGCCGAGACCGCCCAGATTGCTGGCCGCTTTCCCGGCGACTTCGCCGAGTTTTTCTGTCCCGGCACCGATTTTCTCGATGCCCTTTCCGGCGAGTTCGACAGTGCCACCGGCCGCGCGTTCGAGGACCGCGTTGGTCACCTTCGCGAAGGCCTCCGCTGCCGCGGGGGAGATGGCCTTGCCGAGCAAAAACTTTCCGGACTTGCTGACGACGCCGATTACGCCGCCGACAGGCACCAGGAACATCGGGTCCTCGATGACCGACAGCTTTTTGATGGCTTCGGGGTCGAGCGTGACGCCGGAGGCCTTGAGGCTCTCCTGGTCGGTGCCGAGTGCGTGCGCGAGTTCACCGTTGCCCGCGGCTGCGGCGAGTTCTTTTCGCTTGAAGTCTGCGTCGTAGGCCAGACGCTCACGGATATTTTCCGGGCGCGGCAAAAGTTTCGAGGTGAGCGTCGTCACCCAGTGTTGCTGCGCGGAATCGAAGGCATCGACGACTTCCGCGGCGCGCGCGGCGGTCTCCTTGAGGTCCCCGGCGGAGAGCGCACCAGCGGCTTTTCCGGCGGTAGTGAAAACTTGGCCCACGCCCTTTCCGAGTTCGCCGATGAACTCCCCGGTGCCCTTGACGATTTTTCCAACCGTCTTCGCGGTCTCAATCGGATGAAATGGCGCGGTGGCGACGGCTTTCGCGAATTGGCCCGCAGTCATGCGCTCCTTCTCGCGCTGCTCGTAGGCGTCTTCGACCAGCTTCAGGGCCTGCGGGTCGGCAAGAAGCGCGTCTGTGTTCTTCGCGTAAAACTCGACCGGGTTGAACTCCGACTTGTCTTTCACCAAGTCTTCGACCTTCGAGGACTTCAGCTTGGCGATGTCGTAGCCGCGCGATTCACCTGCGGGAGCCGCCCCGGCAAAGGGGTCCGCGGTTTTGACCTCAGTCGCTCCTGCGTATGGGTCCTCCGGGGCCTTCTCGGGAATCATCGGCTGCGGCGGGGCCTCTCCACGTCCCGCGGGGGTCGCCGCAAAAGGCGGGAGGATGTTCGTCGTCAGCGCCTGGGCGGCGTAGGGGTTCACCGCTTCGAGCGCGCCCGCATACGGGTCAGCCGCCGATGCTGCGGTCTCGCCCGCCACCGGCAGGAGTGTTTTGGTCTCGGCCATTATGGTCGAAAGTTGGGGTTGACCAGGAGGCGCGGCGGGTTCTCCGTCGTCTTGAAGAACTGCACGTTGCTAGGGACCTCCGCGAGGCTAGAAAAGGCCGGGGCGGAGTTGGATTGTTCGACAGTCGGGCGCGGCGCTTGCGCGGGCGTCGCGGTGGGCACGCCCTGTGCGGCGGCGTGGCCCTCGAGGAGCGCGCGGTGTTCGAGCGGGACCACCGTTCCGGGCGGGAGGCCCGCGGCGCGTTCGCGTTCGGCGTATTGCTTGATGCGAGGAGCGAGGTTCTGCACCTGCCCCTGATAAACCGGGGCGGCGGCTTCGCGCATTTCCTTGCGCTGTTCGGGCGTCAAAATCTGGCCGGTGAGCGCTTGGTTGTAAAAGTTGCGGACCTTGTCCGGGATGCCGCGGGCGTTTTTCGCCGAGGCGTATTCGCCTTCGCGGACTGTCGAGCCGGGGTCGAGGATTTTCATCCACGAGAAAATTGCGGCTTGGTCGCGCAACGGCGTCGGCGGGATGGCCGGGTTCGGGTCGGTCGCGGAGATGAGTTTGTTGTAGGACGCGTCCACCTTGTCGAAGTCGTGCAGCGCCGGGAGGGCGTTGTATTCCTTCGCGAGTTTCTCGGCGTCTGCTGCGCGTTGTTCGGGCTCTTTCGCCGCCGCCTGGGCCTTCGCTTTGCCGAACTCCGCCAGCGTCTGAAACTGAATCGCCTGGAGTTGCTGGTGCGTGAGCGCTTGGTCCGTGCGGAGCCGCAGTTCGTGGTCGTATTCGGGCGTCCCGGGCTTGAGTTCGCGCGTCTGGTTTTTCGCGGTCTTGACGGCGACCTGATATTCCTCGCCCTTGTCTCCCTTGAGGCGGAGATTCGTTTCGTAGGCCGCGCGCTGTGCGGGCGTGCCTTCAAAAGCGTTGACCTGTCGGTTGACCCAGGAGTCAAACTCCTCGGGCTTCGCGCCAGTGAGCACTTCGAGCTTCGGTGTGGCGGTCCCGAAAACCTGAATGGCCGCGAGTTGGTTCTGGCGATGCTGGTAGGCCTCGCGCGCGGGAAGTGCCACGGACGGGTCCGGGTCGTTCAACTGGTTCAGCAAAGTCTGCTGCGTGGTTCCGCCCGTCGTCTGCGCCTTCGTGAGTTCGCGTTGAAGCGGGCGCACCTCGTTGATGTCGATGTTCGCCTGTTCCGCGGCGGATTTCGCGGCGACGTTCTGCGCGGCCTCCGCTTCGTATCCGGACGTGCCGACGGCTTGGCGGCGTTTGATGTCTTCCGCGGTGATGACGCCCGTTTTGTAGGCGTTCATGAAATCCTGGAACTCCGGCAGGTGGCCGAGCGAAGACACGTTGACGGGCGGCTGCGTGTCAACGGTGCCCGCGATTCCTGCGGACTGGATTTGGGCTGGGACTAGGTCTGCGATGCCGGGCATAAAAGGTTACGAGTAGGCTCCACGGAGGTTTGCAATCGCTTGGCCGGATGTCACGCCGCCAGAGGCTGCGCTGGGCCCGCCGAGGCTGCCGCCGTATGCGCCGAGAGCCGACGTGGCGAACTGGCCTGCCGCTCCGATGTAGGCTGCGTTTGCTTCGCCTTGCGCGAGGGCTTGCTGCGCGGAGACTGCGCCGCGTTGGCCACGAATCTTCATGAGCGCGTTGCCCCGGTTGATTTGCAGGTTGGCCGCTTCTGCTCCGGTGAGTCCGGCCTGCGGGAGGTTCTGGTCGCCGATGCCGAACGTGGACGCCGCGATGCCGCGCTGCGTCGCTTCGCTCTGGCTGATGGTCGGGAAAATGGATGACAGGATTTTCGCGCGAGACTCCTGGAGACCGGCGGCGGTGCCCGCGAGGCTCTGGGCTTCCTGCTGGCGCTGGGCTTCGAGCGCGACGCCCGCGCTGCCGAGCGCTTGGTAGAGCCGCCCGCCGACGGTGCCCTGCGTGGGCTTGAGTCCGGCTTGTGCGCCCTGGCTCACGCCTGCGCGGACCAGCTCCGCCTGAAATTCGGGCGGAAGAGTAGCGCCTTGCGCCAGCTTTTCCTGCGCCTTGCCTATGATTTGGTCCTTGAGTTTCTCGAGCCCTTCGCTGGGCTTGATGTTCTCCTCGAAAAGTTGCTTGGCAACCTGGACAGACTCGCGGCTCGCTTCGGGTTGCTGCGCCTGCGCGAGTAGCTGTTGCTTGCCGAGCTGACGCATCTGCGCCAACTCCGGGTCGATTTCTTCCTGTAGCCGGATGCGTTCCTTCGCGCGGTTGCGCTCCGCATCGACGGAGGCTTGCTGCACCTTGTCGTAGCCGAGTTCCTCGCTGAGGATTTTCTTCTGGCCCTTGAGGGCAGTCTTCTGCGCGCCCGCGGCCTTGTCGGCGGCTTTCTTTTTCGCGTAGGCTGACCCGGCGGCGGCAGCCGCGGCTGCCCCGGCCACGACTAATGCAGTTACCACACCCATCTATTTATCCTCCAACACTTTACGTTGCTTAGTCAAGGTTCGGTGGCAATTCGAGCACACCACTTGACATTTTGCGATTTCGTCTATGCAGGCCGACAGGCCATATGACGTGCCATCGCACCCGATGTTAAATCGCTTTTCCCTACCCGGAAGGTGGTCCCAGTCTAAACACTCAGCGGGGAACATCCCACCGCAGATGTAGCAGCCCCGCTCGACCTTCAGAAGGTCAATCTTCCTCCGGGTATCCGCCCTCTTCTCGGCCTCTCGTATCCCCACCTCGGGGTTCTCGGCCACCCGTCGATAGCCCTCTTCCCGCTCCCGCCATTCGGGGTCAACCGCACGTCGAAGTCTGCGCCCCGTGTTCTCTTTCTCCGCCTGCGCCCCCATCCTCCACTTCCGTCGATTGGCATTGATGCAATCTCCGCAGCAAGCCGACGGGATTTTGCTGCCGTGAGAGTTCTTCATTGGGAACTCACCCGATTCTTTCTCCGCCCCACATTTTGTGCAGATTTTTGTCATAACGCCAAGCGTAAATGAATCGGCGAGGGCCGTCAACTTTCCTTCCTGAACGTCTGCTCTAGCAGCGAAAAACCTCGCGACTCATAGAGCTTCTGCAACCCCGCGCCCATGTGGGCGAAGTGGACCATCAAAATCTCGCTGCACCCGCGTGCTTCGGCTTGCTCTTCGAAGTGGTCGAGGAGCATCAGGCCCGCGCCGGTTTTCCGGAACTCGGGCAGCACATACCAGAACATCTCCGATGCCGTGAGCACTCCGGAAAAGGGGTCGTTCAAAAACGAGGCACCGAGGGCCGCGATTATTTTCTGGTCGCGCGTCACGGGGCCGGAAGACCACACGACGTAAATCTCGCCATAGCCGGAATCGAGGAGGCTGCCCCACGCATTGGCAAACGAGCACTCACTGAAGGCCGCGCGGCCCACCTCTTCGGTGAACGCGTGCCCAATCGGGAACAGGAACGGGAGCTGGTCTGATAGCAGTGGTGTGACTTTCATGATTGCACGTCAAAGAAACCTACGTTGATGAGCCGGGCCGTTTCCTTGCTCTTGCCGAACGCCTCGAACGGCCAGCGGCTGTGCCACTGTGAGCAGGGGAAACAAATGCACTTGTTGAACTTCATCTCCGCGAAATGAACCTGCTCCCACGCGTCGGCGTTCTGCATGTCTTCGCGGAGCATCTCGTAGATTCGCTTCTTGGACTTCCCCGTCTTGAGAACGTCTCCGTCCGTGGGGAACCCGAGCCACTGATATTTTCGGTGAATCCAAAACGCGGTGCCGCCCTTGCAGTCCTGCGGGCGGCTCAGGTAAAGGATGTAGGCGAACGGAGAAAAAGACTCGTCCGTGTGAATCGCGTTGTTCGGCAGTTCGTCCGCAAAGTTCATGCGCGCGAGGCACAGGTCGATGGTCACCGGCTTTTTCAGCCCGGCCTCGAGGTGCGGCCGAATCTCGCTCGGCGGGCGGACGTTGACGTGCTTGTAAATCTCTCCGTCGCTGTGCCGGATGTTGTAGAACTCCTGGGCAGCCAAAAAGTCCCGATACGCCTCGGCGTTCGGCAGAAAATCTTCGAAGGTTTGAACTCGAAGTTCTTTCCAGCTCATACTTTCACCAGTGACCAAAACCAAACGGTCGGTTGGATATTCGGGTGTCCCTCGGCCACGCCCGTGTAGTCGCCCCAATCGGTGAGAGAAAGCTGGCGGCTCGTGATGAGCTGCGTCCCGGCGGGCCCGTCGCCTGCCGTGCCGTCGTGTGTCCCGTCGCTTCCGCCGTCGCCGTTCACCTCGAAATAATTCGGCGGGATGATGGGCGGGAGGTTGATGGTGTCCGCGTTTTTCCCGCGGTGTAGCTGGACCGTGTTGCCGGAGTGCAGCGCGGTCGCGTGTCCCGTCAAGTGCGTGTGCTGCTCGATTTGCGCGGACGTCAGGACCACCGTCTCGGAGCCGTCTTGTTCGCCGGAGTCGCGGGGCGTGATGCCGCTGTCGGTCGCGAACACGTCGGTGCCGTCTTGCGTCGCGACACCTAAAACTTTTCCACGGACGGTCTGGTCATCCTTACCGAGATACTGCCATCCGGGATTGAAAGTGAGTGCGTCAGACAGGAGCGACTGCGCCACGAACTTGATGTCGCCCGGGCTTCCGCTAACGGTTCGCCAGGAGCCGCGTTCCCAGTGAATCAGTGCGTTGATGCTCGTGTCCCAGAATTCTTCCAGGTCCACGGGGTTCGTCGGACGCTGAGCCGTCGTGCCGCTCGGGGGCGGGTTCACCAGCGCGCGCCACTCGGTGCCGTCGAAAGCATACCAGCCGATGGCCCGGGTTTCGAACGTGCGAAGCCAGAGCGTGGGGTCGCCGGGCTGCGGCGGGATGGCCGGAGTGTTGGGGCCGATGACGAAAAGGTTGAGGGACGCGCTGATGTCGAGCGGAACGTATTTCCCCTGGTTGATGTCGAAGACCCACCACTGCGTGCCACCCTTGAGCCAGGGGCCGACGTTCGAGCTGGGCTCGGAGTCGCCGACGACGAAAAATTCGGTGCCCTGCGGCGACTGGATTTCCATGCGCTCGACAAGTGCCTCGAAGAACTCTTGCGGGTTGCCCTTGAAGTCGGGCGGGAGTTGCGCGGCGACGATGACGAGGTTGGTCTTAAACAGTGACATTGGCTAATGGGGTGGGAAGCGTCTCGCCGAAGTTCGGCTCGATGCCCGTCACCTTGTAGTAATAGGTGCCCGGAACGAGCCCGACGTCAACATACGAGTTTTCCCCCAAATTGCTGGTGAGGAGGGTGAAAGGCCCGGCGGGGTTGGTCGCCCGGTAAACCACGTAGCTGAACACATAGCTCACCTGGGGCCAGTTCAGGGAAACGTCAGTGCCCACGACAATCGCCTCGAGAGAGTCCGGGCCGGGGCGACGGAAAACGGGCTCGATGTCGATGTTGCCCGCGGCGGACGCGCCGGACCCGCTCAACGGGATGGGCAGCTCGCAGATGCCGGGGCTCTTGTAGAAGAGCGAGATTGCCCGGCGGGTAATCGGGCGGAGAGAATTAAGGTTGTTCATTGGCGGCGGCTCCGAGGCTCACGACCAACGGCAGGTCCGCCTCGATTTTGTGGGACGCCTTCCGGGTGGCCACGCAGAGCGCGACCTTGTCGGCGTCCGCCTGCGAGATAATGCTGCGGCCCTCGCCGACGGCGATTTCAGTGAAGCCCTGGTTTTCAACCGCGGTTGAAATGCTCGAAGTGAACTCGAGAACGTCGTGCGACAGGTCTTCTTGCGCCTGGGCGGTGTTGTCGGCCTCAGAAGCCGCCCCGTCAAAGCGGACCACGTTTTCCTCGGTCTCGTTCTCGCAGTTGTCGGTCCGGAGGAGGTTGTCGCGGGACATCATCGGCTCATAGACCATTTTCACGGCGTCCACGGCGCACGGACCGCTGCCCGCGACGAGAACCTGGAAGGCTTCGTCGAAGAATTCGCCCCACGGGGATTCGATGCCGCAGGAACTTTCGGTCTGGTTCTCGATGAGGTCCTTCGCGTCTTCGGTGCGGATGATTCGCGACTGTTTCTTGAACCCGAAAATCGTCGTGTTCATGTCGATGACCATGTCAGGGCGGAAGCAGCCCTCGGTGGCCTTGAGGCGCTGAGAAAAGATTCGCTTGTATTTCCCGCGGCGCGCGCCCGCCCAGAAAACTCCGACGTCCACGTCGCCCATCATTTCGGACAGGTAGATGTCCGCGTAGCGGAAGTTTTTTCGACGCAGCACGTCGCTCGGGGGCCCGAAGTAGCCGCGGGTCTCGAACCACCAGGAAATCGGGCAGGACTCGTCGCGGCGGTCGGGGTAAAAGGCCTCCCACAGCCGGTTGACGCCGTCGTAATCGGGCGAGATGAAGAACATTCGCTCGCGACCGTGGACCTCGATGTTCAGCCACTCCACCGGGCGCGTGCCGGTCCAAAAGCTGTTCCACGTCGGGGGCAGGTCCTCCTGATAGTTCTGACGGACCGCGTTGTCCATGACCCAGGTGTGCCGGTTGAAAATGTCGCCGTAAGGAACGCTCAGGAGGATGTAGTTTTCGAACGTGCCCGCCGCGACGCCCGAGAGGTCCTCAGACAGCCGGGACTTGCTCTCCATCATTTCCGAGTCGCGATAAGGCAGCTTGCTCGTCAGCTTCGCGTGTTCCGCGGAGTCGAGGGAGCAGAGGCCGAAAGACGAGAACCACCAGAGCATCCCCTGCTGGTCGATGACGGACCGCTGGCTTTTGCAGCCGATGTTCGGGAAAATCTCCTGCTGCATGTTCGGCGTGATGGGCCACTGCGTGCGGTCCCGGATGCCCGCCTGGATGAGCGTCGTTTCGTTGTCCGTGAAGACAATGAGCTGCGCGAACTCCACCGTCGGGTTGCGCGCGAGTGCGGTAATCTCGGAGGGCAGCACGAAAGAGCGGACGGTCGCGAGATAAACATCTTCGATGAACGAGATGGGGTTGTTGATGTCGGACGCGAAAAGTTCCGCGCCGCGAGCGACCCAGAGCCGGTCGCCGACCCAACGCATGGGCCCGCCCATCGGGATTGCGCCCGTGCCACGCGATTGCGTGACGCGCGTGCCGTCGTAGTAGGCGGGAACCGTGAACGCGCCGTCCTGAATGATGAGCAGGTTCCGCGGGTTGATGAGCGTAAGGCTGCCGTCGGCGTTCGCTTCGATGGACTGCTCCACGAGTGCGAAGAAGGCCTGCCGCGCGGAGGGCGAGAACGTGACGTCGGTGAGCAGCCGGGAGTCGTGGAAAGGCGGGTCTGAGACGTAGAGCCGTCCGCTCACCATGAAGATGAGCTGTTCCGACCCGACCTTGGGTTTGAATTTCGAGAAGCCCTGGAGACGACCGTCGGCCAGAGCCGTGAGGCACCGGTAGCCGGGCCGACACTGGACGATGCCCCCGCGGTTGACGATATTCTCGCCGCGCGCGTATTTTCCGGGCGGCAGCTTGATAGGGTGGCTGTTGGAATCCATGCCCACCTCAAACGATACGTCCCCATCCTCTAGGAAATTTGCGGAAGCCATTTGTCTCCCTTCTCCAGGTTCTCTCTTGCAAAGAGGGGTTGATAGTTGTCCCAGCGGAAGCAGATTTTCTGCTGCTCCGGGTCGGAGAGGTCAAAACTCGCGCAGGGACGAACGTGGTCGAGGTGCCACACAGGACCGTGGTTCTCCCACGTCATTCCGGGTCGGAATTGACCGTGGACGTAAATCTGGAACTCGTCTAGATTCATATCTAGGAGTCGGAGCGCAGAGGAACCCTTCCATCCGTTCTTGAGTGTGTCATACAGGCGGTTTCGGAGGGTCCTCGCCAGCTTATAGCTGGGGTCCGAATCCCGGCGGGCCTTGTCATACGCCAAATTATAAGCCTTCACCCGGGCCCAATTCCTAACCACATACCCCCGCTTGGTTGACTTTACGGTCTCCGGATTTGCCTTGGCGTGCCGTAAACTAATTTCGTTCCGGACCAGTTTTCGGCAGGCGGCGCAATACTTTGGAACCTGCCCAGAAGGACAGGGTCGGAGGAAGGAGCAACTGCACTTTTTGCATAAACAGTTCATCTTGAATTGTGCCACACAACGCTCACTCAATCCAATCAAAGCCCTCGTTCTTCACACTGTTGCGGTCTTGAACTTGGATTGGTGTCAACGCGGGTCCCTCGAGGCTCGACTCCTTCTCCGTCAGGATTCGCACCGCGTGCGCTTCGTAGGTCGTCGCATTGGAGATGTCTGTGTCGTCGTAAAACCGCACGGCGCGCATCGCGAGAACAAGCGCAAGGCGACTGTTCATGTTGATGCGGTCGTATTGGCTGAAAAGCCGGTAGCTGCTCTTCCGGTAGCAGATGCGGACCCAGCACGCGTTCCGCCAGAGTTTGATTCGTCGATACATCGGTTTCGTCTCGTTGGGTTCGAAGATTCCGAGGAGCGTGCCGGTCGTGCTGTTGACGGTGGCCGAGTTGTCGAAGCTGGAAAGGCGCACGTCGCCGACGGTGTTCGCCTTGACGATTGCACTGATACGGCTGACGGTGGGCGCGTTTGCGTCTGGTAAAGCAAACCCAAAAACGGTGGGCACTAGGTAGCCGTCGGACCACACGCCGCCGACTTGCGTCCGGAGCGGCCGGTTCTGGTCGTCATGGCCGAACACGCGCAGCTCTTTTCCCTCGTCCTCCTGGCTGTCCAGGTAGGCCACGAGTTTTCCGGGGCACGGCAGGTCCCGGTAGGTCGGGAACCGTCCGATGTCGGTCCAGGAGCGCCAGACGGTGACGAAATCTCCGGGGCCGTTCAGGTGAAAAGTATGCAGCGGGTTCCGGCCGATAGTCGGGTGGCCGTCCATGTTCAACGCGAGGATGGTCTCGACCTCGCGCGGGAGCGTGATGCACTGTGCGCCGTCCACGCAGATGTCCACGTAGCCGGTCAGCGCGTCGATTTCGCCTTTGCTGGCGAGAAGTTCGACGGCGTCACCGATTTTCTCGTAGAGCAACGTGTCGTCGCAGTGACGGAAAATCTTCTTGGCTTCGGACCAGATTTCTTTGACGAGGAACATTATTTCTGTTCGCTGCGGTATTTGTCGAGGGTGTCACCGGCATGCTCTTCCTCCTCGTCCATCTCGCTCTCGACGTCGAGGATGGCGCGGATTTCGAGTTCGACCGACTGCGATTTGCCGTCAGAGTTGGTTCGCGTGGTCTCGCTCTTCTTGACGAAGCGCACTTCCATCACGCCGGACTCGGGCAGGTCATACTCGTCGTCCCAGTCGAGGAACAGGCACGGGTAGTATTTTTCCTTCTTGGAAGGCATGGTGGGCTCGGGCGCGGATATACTGATGCCGCCCATTGGTTTTCCTAAATCGATTGGATAGTCAGGCATAAAATTACCAGGAGATGGTGGCGACGCCATTCGATACGGAAACAGCGTAGCCGAGTGAGATGAGATACGTCCGCACCTGTGTGAGCAACGGGCCCAGCTCTGCGCGGTCTGCGGGTGAAATCTGGAGAGTGTCCAGAGAAATCGTGATTGAGGTGGGCGCGGAGGGGTCGCGCAGCAAAACGCGTCCGAATTCTTCCGTGACGGTCCGCAGAACTCCGAGCAAGAAGTTTCTCGCGACCTCGGGTTTGCTGGAGCCCTGAACAGCGGTGAGAAGGACACGCTTGGCGTCCATCTTCACTTTGAATTCCGCGGCCGAAAGTATGTTGTCCATAGGCTAGTAAACTTTTCGGATTCCGATGGCCGCAATCTCCATGAGGTGCGACGTGTCGTTCCAGTTGATGTTGACGGCGTCGAAAACTCCGGTGCTCTCGTCGAACGAGAAAGAGTTAGTGTTCGTGGCGGCGGGTGCCGTCGTGGCCCCGGTGATGGTGGCCCACGAAGTCTGCGAACCCACGGTGGAGGTGGCCTCGGAGTTCAGGAGGTCCAGGATTTCGTGCTTGGACGCGGAAAAGTTAATCCGGTCCACGTTGGTCGAGCGCATCGCGTTCGCATACGTGACCGCGGTCGCTGTGGTGGCCGCGACGGGGCGAGAGAACTCCAGCAAGAGCAAAGACCGGTAGGCCTCCGTGCGGGAATGACGGCGACCATCAGACCCCGAGCCGCCGCCTTGGTCCGTCGTGGTATTCACGCGTCGAGTAGCCCAGCGCGTGGAGACGCTCTGCAAATAGGAGTTCAACGCCGTCTCGGCGGTGTCGGTCCAGGTCGTGGGGCTGGCGGGGTCGTAAAAAACCCCGATGAAGTTGTCGCAGTTCGCGGAATTGAACCCGCGGAAGTTCGCGCTGTTGCAAAGACCGATTGCGCCATCCGCCGTGAAGTTTCCGGAGCCGGTGAATCGCCAAAGGATTGCGATTTGGATGCGGTGCCACTCGCTTCCGAAGTAAAATTTCCGGATGTATTCACCGTTGTTGAGCGAGAGTCGGTTTTCCGTTTTGCTGTTCGCGATGGTGCGGGACACAATCGTGCCGTTCGTAATTTGTCCGTCTCCACTCCAGCCCACGCCCTTGTTGGGGGTGGCGAGTGCGCCCGCGGCGTAGTCGTCGAAAAACTCGAGGCACCATCCGTCGTTCGTGGAAAAAGCGTCCGTCCCGTTTGCTCCGGTGGCTCCGGTGGCTCCGGTGGCTCCGGTGGCTCCCGTTGCGCCCGCGGGGCCGGGGGCTCCGTCGATACCTGGGGCTCCGTCCGCCCCGTTCGCCCCGTTCGCCCCGGGGGCACCGTTGGAACCGGCGGGACCAGCGGGACCGGGTGAGCCCGAGCCTGCGGGACCGGGCGGGCCCTCGATTCCTTGCGCGCCCGCGGGACCAACCGCGCCGACGTTGTGTGGCGCGATTTTCTTCGTGATGTAGGACCCGTCGTCCTGCAATTCGGCAATGAAAAGCCAGCCGCCGTTCGGTGAAACGGATTCTGTTGCCTCTACGTAATCTGAAACTTTGCTCATGTCGGGCAGTCCGGGTTTTCTTTCAAGTTGTCGTGGATGAAGCTCGCGTCTGCCTCATTTAGAATCGCGAACCCAGCCTCGTCCTGCAAAACCTCTTCACACGCCGTGCTAAAGGTTCGGCGCGGCAGTGTGCGCGGCACTTTGTCGAGTCGTTTGATGCCCGCCGCTTTCGGGCGGCAGCAATCTCCCAACTCGTGGTTCGGGTCGCGGATGACCGGGTTGTTGCCCCTATGACAGTTTGACATAGATGAGCGTCGAGTCCGTGACGTTGACGGTTTGCGTTGCCGTGGCCGCGGAGGAAATCGCGTAAATCTGAATCACTTGATTGTCGGCCGAGGTTGTCACCAGCGCGCGGATGTGGACGTTGTCGAACTCGGGGTGCGTCTCGAAAATGTAGTTGACCTTGGAGTCTGGGACGTCAAGGGCGGTCGAGTTGTTGAAAAAGCCGAGTGTCCACGCCTTCTTAGCCCCGGAACTCTGAAGGACGGTGAGAGACGCGTCGAGCAGATACGTGCCCGCGGTGGGCAGCGTCGCCTCGAGGTCGGTGCCTGCAAAAGTTACCTTGGCGTAGGACGCGGTCAGGTTGTAGTCGGCCCCGAGTCCGGTGATGGTCGTGTTCGCGTTCGTTGCGACGGCTCCGGCCGGTCCGGTTGCGCCGGTCGCGCCCATGCCGCCCGTGGCACCGGTCGGGCCCTGCGCGCCCGTGTCGCCCTTGGGGCCCTGGAGACCCTGCGGACCGACGATGGTCAGGCCGCGCGGGCCGGTCGGGAGCACCAAGGTTCCGGGCGGGATAACCGCGGACGGAGACGGGATGCTCTCGAGCAGCGTGGCGAAGACAATCGACGTCTGGAAAACTTCTGTGACCTGATACCAGCCGGAGCCGGGAATGAAGACGGTTTGGCCGACAGAAATCACCGGGCTGGGGATGATGCTGAACTGGGCCGACTGCCCGACGGCGGGCGGGTTAAAGGCTGACGTCGCGACGGTGTAGGCGTTGTGGCCGATGTCGCCCGTGTCGCCCTTATCGCCTTTCGGTCCGAGAAGACCCACGAGCCCGTCCTCGAACAGGCGCTTGAAATAACAGGCGAGGCCCTCGTCGGTTCCCTTGGGGTTGCCGGGGATTCCGATGTCCAGGTCGCAGGGCAGAACCCAGGTGACCTTTCCGTTGACCTCAGTTTTCGTCAGGGTCCCGTAGAACGAGCGGATGAAGTTCTCGAGCGCACTCGGCAAGGTCTCGCAGGCGGCGCTGTTCGCGTCGCAGTTCGTGTTGCACGGCGTGCAGGCCACCGAACAGTTGGAGACGTCAGTGCAGGTGTCGCCCTGGCAGTTTCCCGCCGGGCCACCTTGGCAACCGCCGTTGCAGGTCGAACTATTGCAGCTTTGACAGGACATTTTCTTTGAGGGTCTTCAGCTCCGCGTGAATTCCGCCGTGACGGTGCGCGAACCAGTAAAGGACCGCCGCGCCAGCCGCGACAGCGAGAATCAGGAGTTCATGGCCGACGACGAGGACCGGAAGGACAACCATCGCGAGGCCCGCGCCGGTAATCACCGCGCTGGTCGTCACGCTCCCGCCGACAAGCACTTTCAGGGGCGGATAAACGAAGGACGCGGCACCGAAAAGGAACAGCGCGATGCCGACCCACATGACGGGCCGGAGAGAGCCGAGCTTCGCCGCCATCTCGCGCGCAACGTCTTTCTGCGCGGCCCCGATTTTCGTGTGGACCTCTTCGGTCGTGACGCCACTCGGGTCTGTGACCCGCTTGTAGTCCTGCACCGTGTCGTTTTTCGGGTTCTGCGATTGCCGGACCTCGAGGACCTTGCCGGTGTCGGTGGTGACGGACGCGCGGCCGGGCCGGAGGGGCATGGCGGTGCAGCCCGCGGTGAGGAGCAGAGCAAAAATGTAGAGGAGTTTCATCGGTTTTTCTTCCACTTCGAATAGACGTAGAGCGCCGAGCACACCGCGACCGCAATCTGTGCGGCGAGCAGGAGCACTTTCAGTAGTGGCTCGACGCCGTCCAGGAAAAGGTTGGCCCCGGGCGTCGCGACACCGAGGAAGGTGGCAAGTGAGACTTTGATGTTGTCGGGGAGGTCCATTTTAGGAAAGTCGGACGGCGACGATGGAGGCCTCGTCAACGCTGATAGTTCCCGCAGTGGGGAGCACGCTGATGTCTGCGAAAATCTGAATGGTGTCGGTTGCCACAGCCGTGGTGTAGAACACCTCCGGGAGTTCGATGACTGCGAGAGTGTTGGTGATGGTCGTCACGACCGGCACCGTCCAGGTTGTGGAAGAGTTCGAGACGTCCGCCGGAGTGTTGTTTGTGCGGCGAAGTTTAATCGTCAGCGTTCGGTTGGCCGCGAAGGTCGCTCCGTTCAAGGCTACCTTTACCTTCGCGCGAATGGCGTAGGTCCCCGCGGCGTTGAGCGTGATAATTGGGTCGGTGGTCCCGAAGTCAACTCCCGCAGATACCGCAGTGAGAGTATAAACGGTCCCGCCAGCATAAATCTGCTGGGTGTTGAAGTAGGAGGACCCCGCGATTTGAAGCGCTGCTCCGTTGCGGAGGTCAACCGCATCCACCGTGAGTCGGAGGCATTCAGTTGTGGTTCCGTTTTTTGTCGGGAGCACCCGCAGTTGTGACGTGCGCGTCGCGTGCGTGGCGTCGGACCACAGAGAGGTGAACCGGCACTGAAGCTGGCGACCGGTAGTGTCGGAGTCCGCCCGCATGTCGTAGGACACGCCGCAGTTAATCGCGGGGGTCCCCGACGTGGTGTCGTGGTAAACTTCAAACGCTGACGGTGACGTCCCGGTCCCAGTGTCTTCGATTCGGGCCCACATGAAGCCCGCCAGAAGACTCGCAAAGGCGGAGCCGTCCCCTTTCATCACGGAGAGTTCGGAAAAGCCAGCGCCCGAGTCTTTGAGGGCGGGATGGACAGCGCTCGCGGCCCCGAAAATGAGGCTGAGGCTGGCGGGCAGAGTCAGCGCTCCGGTCATCGTGTCGCCAGACTTGAAAACATAGCGGGCGTCCGCGGCTGCCTGGGTGATGCCGTTAACCGCACCGGAGTCAAGCGCCGCCGCGATTTTGAAAAGGAGGTTGTTGTCGGTGTCGCCGAGTCGAGGTGTGAGGTCCATGTTAGGTTCCGCTGAAAATGTGGGCGAGCTTGAAAAGGAGGTTGTTGTCCGTGTCGCCCGGCTTGGGCGGGTGCAGCGTAGAAAACTCGTCGTTCGCCATCTGGCAAATCTTCAAGAGCAGGACGTTATCCGTGTCGCCCCAAACGGGTGTCGGGTCAGAGAACATGTTCCCTCAATAAGTCCGGCTTGTCGCGCGGCGTCAACGAACAAAAAGGGCTGCGGATTTGATGTCCGCAACCCTCTCCTACGAACCGGCGTTGCTGCGTGCAAAGCAACACCGACAGTGATTAAGAGGCCCGGTTCATCAGCTTGACGAGCAAGCTGTCGAGGGTCTCCGTGTTTTTCGCGGCTACGCCAAGGTGGAGCAGGACCGCGACGAGAATCTGGACCGCGTCATCCGCGGTGGACAGCGTGAGACCGAACTTGGCGTTAGCCGCTTTCGCGAGCGTCGGCCATTCCTGGTCGTGCAGTCCGTATTCGACGAATTCAGCCATAACGAGATGGAATTCGGGGAGAGGTTTTTGGCCCCTCCCCGAGATTGGTTAGGCCGAGCAGGTGACACCCACCGTGGTGAACGCGTCAGAACCAGAGAAGCTGGAGCTGGACGGAACAGCGCAGTCGGGCAGACCGAGGTCCGCGGTGCAGCGCCGATACAAAATCGGGACCACGAACTGAGGCCGGATGGGCTTGTAGGCCCGGATGATTTGATACTTGTGCCACCCGAAATCGCCATAGACGTTGCAGTCGTTGTCGATTTGGTAGTGCCACTCGAGTTCGCCCATGTAAAGCTGGGGGGCGAACTTGAACGTGCCTTCGCCGACGTAGCGTTCGGGCACCAAGCGTTCGAAGGACATGTCGGCAAGGAGGAAAAGCACCTCGTAGTCGGCAGTGAGCCAGGACGGGTTCGGCTTCGCATACGCCGTGTTCTTCGTGGCGTTCGTCACGATGGTGACGGGGTCCACGAGGTTCAGCGTGCCGTTGGCCTTGAAGCCAGTGGCGCGCAGCGGGCGCTGGTCGATACCGAAGGCGAGGCCACGGTAGGCAGGAGCCGTCTCCCAGGAGTAACCAGCGAGCGAGAGTTCGCCCTGCTTGTATCCGCCGGTGACGTAGCTTTGCAGCACGTCTTTGACGCCGGACTCGGCGCGGAACAGTTCAATCTGGTCAGCGGAGGCGATGACGCGGAAGTGCGGGCTGCCCTTGTCGCCAGCGTCGAACATCTCGGCGAACAGGTTCTCCTTGATGTAGCGGGCGATGAAGTGGAGCGCCTTGAAGGACATGGGTCCCGTGGGCAACAGCGGCGCGAACTTCACGCCGATGTCGGTTTCGACACCACCGGTGAAGAGCGAGTTGAAGTCGTAGCCAGCAACAGCCGTGAACTTCGACGCGGAGCGCAGGTAGAGCTGGGCCCGGATGTCGGAGTTGATGTATTGCGTGACGAGCTTCTTGAGCGAGTCTTCGGAGGCCAGATAGCTGGTCTTGAAGGCCGCATAGCCTTTCTTGACGCAGACGCGGGGACCGAAGCCACGCTTCGATTCCAGTCGGCTGATGAAGTTGATGGCGTCCGTCAGGTCCTGATGGCCGCGGGTTCCGCAGAGGTCGGTGTCGCAGACGAACTCGGGCAGAGCCAGAGAGTCGCCGGGCGCGGCCTGTAGCTGCACACTCGTTCGGATTTCATCGGAAACGCCTGATGGAAAGACACCTCCACCGATTACGTTCATGAATGGAGCGTTGGCAGCCAACGTCTTAGCGATGGCCCCCACCAGCCTTTGTGTATCTTTTTGCGCGATGTCACTGACCTGCGCCGGAGTAATGCAGTCACCCATATTCTTATCTTAGAAGGACTTGCGTCCCTCAAACTTTCTATCTGAAATGTCCCTTTCGGGACGGTTTAACTCAACAATTTTTCACGATTGAAGTCGTGATGCTTTTCCGATTCTTTCGGGGGAATCGAAGCCGCCTTGTCGAGCCAACCAAGGAATTAGGCTCTGTCGCGGTGACCAGTCGCGGGTGTGGTCAGGGGAAGAGATGTGGGGAGAAGCGGGTTTGTCAACCCGGATTCTGGAGAGCGGCCAGGACGTGCCTCTGAATCGAGTCGTCTTTCACCCCGTGGACGAAGAAAACCCCGTCCCTACGCAGGCGTTGAAACACGTTGATGGGCATCGCGGGCGAACGCCAAAAGGACCGCATCCCCGGGCAGTCGGCCCAGCCGCGGTGCTTGAACTGCGGCGCGAGGAACCAATCCCACCCGGCGGTCGGGCGGCAGCCGCCCAGCTTGCGGGCAATCCAGTGCAGGTATTCCTGCTCGGCGGACACGAGGCAGTTGCCGTTGATGTGGACGCCACCGGTCTCGGGCGGACCCGGCGGGATGACCGCGCCGACCATGTTCGCGCCTTTCGCGTTGGCCTTGTCCCACGCGGCGTGCATCTGCGTGAGCCAGTCGGGCGTCATCGGGTTGCCGTCGGCTTCGAAGAACATGACTGCCTTGTATTGCGGCATCAGCTTCGCTTCGATTTGCGTGTAGATGTGGTCTGCGCTACCGAAAAACAGCTCGTTGCAACCGAACGGCCAACCCTCGGCGCGACGGTGGCGGTTGATGAACGTGAAAGTGTTGAACTTCTGCGAGACGTATTTGACGGTCGCGGCGTCGTGCGTGCAATCGAACCGCGCGCAGAAAAGGAAGTCGGCTTGCTCGCTGTGCTTTTCCTCGAGGTCCGCGACGAACCGCGCCATCCGCATCGCGTCGGCTTTATCGTTTTCCCAGAACTGGAGTGCGAGTAGGATTTTGTTCATTCGCGGTGAAGGTATTCTATCGCCGCGTTTAGGTATCCCGCACGGTCTTGGAAGAGGCCCAGGCCGCGATTGCATTTCTCACACAGAACGCCGCGGATTTTCCCTGTGTTGTGGCAGTGGTCCACCTGTTCCGCCGGGCCGACTTTACAGATGGCGCACTTCCCTCCCTGGGATTCGACCAGGGAATCCACCGCCTCTGGGGTGAGAGAGTATCTGTCTTTGAGGTGCTTCCTTCGACTCCACCCGGGGGGCTTTTGGGCTCGCCACCTTTTCTCCCTGGCGCGAATTTTCTCTGCGTTCTTCTTTCGGTATTCTCGATGATATTCAGGTGAGCTTCCCATAAACACAGTCACCAATATGCCCGCAAAACAACCCTAGGTCAACGAATGGAACGTGTCCACAATCCGCCGCGCGCTGGCAGAAGCTGACGTCTTCCCCGGCCCCAACCGCAATGCGGGACGATTGCCGAACCGCCG